GTTTTATTCAATAGCGTTTGAGATTTACAACACTTCCGGCGGCTCAATTACTGTGCCCGCAGGGCATCAAGTCTTTGTGAGTCTTGCGCTAGAGTAAAACTTGACGTTTTTACGCAACAGACTATATTTAACCCGTACTGGCCCGGTTGACCAGGATTCCGAAAGGAAAACACATGTCGGACACAAATGAAGTCCCTGAAGTAGTAGCGGCTACGCCCGCGCCGGAACCGGAGGTCACGGCGACCACGGAACCCGAAGTTGTTGCCCAAGAGGCAACGCAGCCGGAGGAAAAGCCCGCCAAGACGTTCACTCAAGAAGAGTTGGACGCGCTAATGGGCAAAAGACTTGCACGGGAACGTCGCAAGTGGGAAAGGGAGCAATCGCTCAAGGCAAAGCCCGAAACGGCTACGCCTGCCGTGTTGCCCGACAGGGAAGCAGACCCAGACGCCTATGCGGAGGCTTTAGCCGCCCGTAAGGCTGAGGAACTGCTTGCCAAGCGCGAGGCAGAACGGGAGCAGATGGCTTTCCTTGAGGCTTATCACGAGCGCGAGGAAGCGGCTCGGGATCGGTACGAGGACTTTGAGCAAGTCGCGTACAACCCGTCGCTGCCGATTACGACCGTGATGGCTCAGACGATACAGGCATCTGATATGGGGCCAGATTTGGCCTACTATCTGGGGGCGAACCCCAAGGAGGCCGAGCGTATCTCCCGCCTGCCGCAATTCTTGCAAGCAAAGGAGATCGGCAAGATTGAGGCCAGATTGGCCGACAATCCTCCGGTCAAACGAACAACTAGTGCGCCCCCGCCGATTAAGCCTGTCACGGCCAAGTCCGTAGGTACGCCGGTTCGAGACACGACCGACCCTCGCTCCGTCAAGGAGATGAGTACGTCAGAGTGGATTGAAGCCGAGCGTATGAGACAGATTAGAAAGTGGGAAGCGTCTCGTAACCGCTAACTTCTTTGGAGAATTCAAATGGCTAATAGCCTGCTTACAATTGACATGATTACGAGGAAGGCTCTCGAAATCCTTGAGAACAACCTTGTAATCACCCGTAACGTGAACCGTCAGTACGACGACAGCTTCGCTGTTGAAGGTGCCAAGATCGGTTCGACCCTCCGTATCCGTCTGCCGGATCGCGCTCTTGTGACCGACGGCGCTGCGCTTCAGGTTCAGGACGACAACGAGCAGTTCACAACGCTCACCGTCGCCTCGCAGAAGCACATTGGCGTCAACTTCACCAGCGCCGAAATGGCCCTCCAGTTGGACGACTTCGCCGAGCGTGTTCTCAAGCCGCGTATCTCGCAGCTTGCTTCGAGCATTGACGCTGATGTTGCCAACTCGTTCAAGAGCATCTATCAGTCTGTCGGTACGCCGGGAACGACTCCGGGCACCTCGCTGGTTCTCTTGCAGGCCCAGCAGAAGCTGAACGAAGCCGCCGCCGTGATGTCGCCGCGCTATGCGACCGTCAACCCGGCTGCTAACGCTTCGCTCGTCGAAGGCATGAAGGGTCTCTTTAACCCGACCGACACCATCAGCCGTCAGTTCAAGAACGGCCTCATGGGCGTTGGCGTCCTTGGTTACGAGGAAGTCAACATGTCGCAGTCGATCAAGCTGCACACGAACGGTTCGCGCAGCACGGGTCAGACCGTGAACGGCACGATTTCTGAGGGTGCTTCGCAGATCGTTCTGGCCTCGGCTGGTTCGGGCACGACCTACGCTGTGGGCGACGTGTTCACGATTGCCGACATCTACGCCGTCAACCCGCAAACCCGCGAGTCCACCGGCAGCCTTCAGCAGTTCGTTGTCACCAAGGCCGCTACGTCGGCTGGTGGTGCAGTGACGCTCGATGTGTCCCCGGCTCTGTACTCTGCCTCGCATGCTCTCGCCACGGTCAACAGCATTGCCATCAACGGCAAGGCTGTGACGTTCCTTGGTGCCGCGTCGGGTCAGTACGCTCAGAACCTCGTGTACCACAAGGACGCAATCACGTTTGCCACGGCTGACCTCCTGCTCCCGCAGGGCGTTGACATGGCTTCGCGTCAGGTCCACAACGGTATCTCCATGCGCGTTGTTCGTCAGTACGACATCAACAACGACCGTATGCCGTGCCGTATCGACGTGCTGTATGGCTACTCGGTGATTCGTCCGCAGATGGCCTGCCGCATCTGGGGCTAATTTTTAATCTAATTCACGGAGTAACTTAAAATGGCACTTCCTAATGGTTCTGGTGGATACCAGGTTGGTGACGGCAATCTCGGTGAGCCGCTGTTTTTCCCGCAGGGCGCTCCGACGGCGCTGACTGCGGCGGCAACTGCGACGGCTGCCCAGCTTGTTAACGGTCTTTTTACGTTTAACGGTACGGCTGGCGATTTGACGCTCCCGACGGTTGCGGTTCTTGAAGCCGCTTATCCTTCGATGAGCGAGAAGGTCAATAGCGCGTTTGATTTTTACGTTATCAACATTGATGCGACGACTGACGACGTGACGGTTAAGGAAAGCTCAGGCTGGACGCCTGTGGGCAACATGGTAGTGACCGAGGCAACCTCGGGTCATTTCCGTGCCCGCAAGACCGGCGATGGCGCTTGGACTGTCTACCGCGTTTCGTAATAGCAACGCTCCCGGCGGGTCAAACCGCCGGGGGCACTTCTTGAAGGAGTATTGATATGCCTAATTCAAAGGCGGTCGGTGTTGCGTTTTCGGACCCGGCGCTTGACGGTGCAGTAATTGGCGCTGCGGGTGGCACGGTCGGATTTTTCGGCACCACGCCAGTTGCCGAAGGTGCGGCTCTGACGACCCAACTTACGACGATTACGCACACGGCTCCCAGCACACCGGACTACGCGATCCAGAATTTGACGCAAACGACTCCGTTTGGCTTTGTCACTCGTGACGAGGGCAACTCGGTGCTATCGGTTGTTGCAAATCTTCAGACTCGCGTTGCCGAACTTGAGTCGCGGCTTCAGGCTTACGGCCTGCTTCCGTAATTCATGTTTTGGTACCTAAGACATCCTGTCCATGGTCAGAAGGTGGCGATCTCCGATATGGAGGTCGCCGCCGATCTGGAAGAGGGCTGGGAAGAGTACGATCCGAATTGTTCCGATGAGGAATATGAGGAACAGCCGGTGGTTGCCAAGAACAAGCTTCGTGG